GCGTTAGAAAAATTCATAATGATTTATACTCTTTTAAATAAAACTCTAATGTTTTCGATTGTGAATTTAAATAAATTTTTCTAAACTGTTCATATAATTTTAATACAGTTTTAGATGGTACAGTATTTTTATATACTTTGCCTCCTCTTTTTAAATAAGGAAAACCAAAATTAGCTTTTCTACCTTTTTTATAATACTTGTTTATATCTAATATTTTTTCAAATTGTTCTTTAGATAAATCTATTATTTCACCTGTTATTTTATTTACAACAAACCAATGAGTTGTCATGTGTTCACATGCTTTTATACTTATAGGTATACCTCTTATACATCTTAGCTCATAGTCTGATCCATATCCTCCTAAGTAATAAAACATAAATTGACTTATTGGAAAACAATAACCAAAAGGAAATTGTACATTATAAACTAACTTTAACTCGGTTATATTATCAGCGTGATTTTGTCCTGTATTTATATTTCTATGCTTACGAAACAAATGTTGATTATCTTTAAAAAAGCTTATAAAAATATCATACATAATTAAAATCTTTTAAATCATTCCAATCTCTATAAGAATCTATAGTCTGTTTATCTATTGTTGGTTTATTAGCGTTTCCTGCTACATTAAAAAACCAATCACCTTTTCTACCATATTTAACCATGTAGTCCCAACCTTTTGCATCGTATGAATCTTCACTATTAAAACCTATAGGAATTAAATCAGACTTAGAATTAAATGGTTTGTGATAAGAATAAAAATCAGATCTACCTAATTCTCCTTGTTGTATATTTCTAGCTACTGCAACTGCTCTAAATTTAGTATCAGGTAAAGCTATCTGTAAAGTCCTTGTTAAAACACCAGTAGATATAACTGACCAAATAGTATTTGGTTTAACTCTATTTTTAAAATAATCATAAACACATCTTACTCCTCCAGCAATAACTAATGGATGATTTAAACCTAAAGGAACGTAATAAGCTTTAGTTGCTTTAGCATATTTTTTTGCTAAAGAGTTAGCGTTAGGCATTGCTGCTATTCTAGCAAACAACGGCTTAGCTCCTAGCTCTATACACAAAGCTTGGTGATCACTTATTTCTTTTGAAGATGGCATTACTAAAGTTAAATTTAAATTATACTTTTTACATAACCATGAAAGAGAAATACCAGCAAAACCTCTTCTTGGTTGTACATAAACTATTTCTTTAACACCTTGATTAGCAATATATTGTATAAAGTACTCACCGCTTCTTGCTTTGTAACCTACCTCGCAAGATACAGATTCATCAATTATATTAAATCCATCTACTTGTTTTACATCAAATTCTTTAAAAGATGACTTAAAGTTTTTAGTTTGTTCTAAATAATCGTTAAGACTATAATCTTTTAAATCATTATTAGCTTGTGTAATCTGTTTATTTAAGAACATTATTCCAGTATTTAATATTATTATTTTTTCTTATGTGATGATCACTTTGAAAATTATCTATATATCTAATAAAATCACAAGCAACATCCTCCATATCATAAGGCTTAGAGTAGTTTCCAGTTATTTCACAAAGATATCGTAAAGCTTTATTTTTATTCATCTTAGGTAATATCATCTTTAAACATTTAGACGCGTTAGAACCTACATATACATCACTGTCTTGGTCTACAAGATCAGGATAATACTCAGCTAAATCCATAGCAAAAGCAGTTAAAACAAAATTTTGTCTTTTAAAGCCTCTTGATCTTAGCCAATGATTTCCTAAATCAACTACATCTGTTATAGAGTAGCCACCTTGTTGTACTTCATTCATTATATCGTCAACTAAATTTAAAGAGTCTTCTACTATAAAATTCCTTAATCCTTTTTTTATCATAGGTAATAAATAACCTTTTACATCACAAAAACCTTTATCAGGTATATTATTTACCCAATCAACAATATCATATCTTTTTAATACTAACTCTTGTACAATCCAAAAGTTTCCAAAACCATGACTACCGTAAGGTAAAAGGTCTTTTGGCCTGTAATTAATACCTGATCCGCATAATCTAAATAAATAAGATAAGTAAATAAAATTATCTTTATCTATCTTATGTTCTTTAAAGTAGTTTCCATTGCCTTTAGGATCTAATTCTTTTTTGTCTATTGCTTCTAACAAACTACTAAAAGCAGCGTACTTTCTATTTACAACATCATATATAGGAACATGCCAAACTAGATCATCATTAATATCTTGTTTTGTCCAGTTGTAGCCTTGATATAATCTTTGTTGATTCATCTTAGCTTTATTATAATAATCTTTAAATTGCTCTAACATAACTGATCTATATATTTATATGACTTTGGTTTTAAATGTACGGATTGTCTTGATTCCATATCATCAAACGATAATCCATTTTCATAATCTAAATCCCACTCTATTAAATTATAACCATAATGTAAACAACCTCTTTTTAATAGTTTATTAAACTCATTTACATAATATAATCTATCTAATTGACTACCGAAAAATGGTTTGTCTTTATATAGTCCTGTACCTGGTATCTTTCTTGATTCATCTTCTATAGGTAATAAACAAACTAAAGTTATTTTATCTAAATATAGTTTTGCTAGTTGCTCAAACAATTTTCTAATTAAATCAACTACTGCTTTTCGACCACCAAAACGATGTACATGAAATCTCATATCTATATTACCTGCATAAAATATAAGTTCTTTTACATTATCTTTTAAATATTTGTTTAAACCTATTTTTAAAAAACCATTTAATGTTTTACCATCATGTCTATCTATAGCGTAGCTATGTTTAAATATTGATACACTATGGCTGTCTCCTAATATTAGTCTTGATGACACATCTTTAGTATATATGATTTTAGGAATTTTATTACATGATAAACCTTTTAACTCTTTACGTTTTTTACATACAACATTATAGTCTATCATTTCATTTATGCAAAATACATTACCATTATAATTATTTAGCTTATCTAGTCTAGTATAAAAACCTTCTTGTACTCCACCAAAAAAATTAAACTTTCCTTCTTTATAATTAACTCCTTCAGATAAAATAATCTCATTGTATTGATTCCAATCGTCTTTTTCTGTAATTACATCAGCATTAAACATACTTTTTAAAACAAGAGTCCAACCACCATTGTGACTATTTAAACTTTTAACCGGGTTACTAACTACACCTACTATTGCTCTATCTTTTCTCATTTTCATAATTATTTAAAGCAGCTAAATATGCTACTGCATCTAGTAAATTATCTTCTTTGTGATTGTATGACTCTCTTGATAGTTTAAGAGCTACCATAGCCATATACATATCTTTGGCAGTTAAATCTTTACCAGTACAAGCTGATGCGATTTTAGCCGCACGTTCCATACCTTTTGAAAAAGGGCCATATAGTCTTTCTTTTTCTTGTGAACGTTCGTTAATTATTTTATTAGCTTCATCTAAAATATTCATACTTCTATACTGTCTAATATTTCAATAAGCTCTTTTAACTTGTCGTTTGTGTTATCAGGGTTGTTATTAAGTAAGTACCTTGTTAACCCTATTGCATCGCCTATTTTACCAGCGTTTGTAAATCGTATTTTTTCGTCCATTGTTTTATATTTATTATTATTTTACTAATATAAACATTTTTTTAACAATAAACTTATAAACCTAAGCTTTTTTCTTTTTTAAGATTTTGTAATTTTTGTTCAAGTTCTAAAATTTTTAATTCAGATCTTCTTGCTCTTTCTACTGCGCGTATTTTATCTCCTCTAAAATCACTTAATGACTGCTCGTATAATCTTTCTTCAGTTATAAGATTATGTACGTAAAAACCTATTTCTTGTAAAGCATAATACATTTCATTTAAGGCTTTATTATTTGGTTTTGCTTTTCTATTTTTTACTATATAAGCACCTAGTAAATTAAAATTAGTTATGTATTCAATTTCTTTTAAATTATTTATCTTATTAATTGTACTCATTAAATATTTTATTTAATTTATCATACACACCATTTAAAAAACAACTTCCACAACTTGTTGCAACAGCGTTACCATTAAATACACGATTGTATATTAATATTAATTGGTTTTGTTGTTCAGGTGTTACTGTTGATCTTTTAACGCTAAAAAAAGTATCTAAATAGTTATACTCATCTTCTGTTAAGCATTCAATCTTTTTACTTGGGAACATTTTGTTTAGCGTTTCTTTTCTTTCATCGCATCCACAGTCATCACCAAGTACAAATTTTGCAGCTTTATCAATACCTACTTTTTTAAATGCTTTCTCAACTGTATCGCCTAAACCACTACTTGCTGCTTCGTGGTTCTTTTTCCAAGCCTTATATGCTTTACTTCTTTTATCACCTTTAAACTCTTTCATATTTTTATATTAATTCAAAATCATTATTTTCGTAATCATCCCAATCTTCTTGAAATTTATTTTTAATTTTCTTTTTAGCATTTTTTAAACTATTAAATATAGATACCCAACTTATGTTTGTTTCATTAGCTATACCTCTAATACTTAAATTAGAATCTCTATATAGCTTAAAAAGCTTTTTATTATACCATTCCCAAGATTCAACTTCATTATCAATTAATTTACATAATTTATTAAAAGCTATTTGTTCATCCATTTGCGTATCGTCCGGTATTTCATAGAAATATTCTTCATTATCAATACTAATTTTTTTAACCTTTTTTTTAGAATTATAATACTGAAAATAAATAGACCTAAGAGTAAAATATATATAACCATTGCTTACAATTCCATCTTTAATTATTTTTTCTTTTGACGAGTACTTATATAAAGCAATATACATTTGTTGTACAATATCTTCATAATATGATTTTTCACCAAAACTTTTAACTATATTAATCCATTCATTATGTTTTTTAGCTACAATAGCTAACCACTCTGCCGATTTATCCATATAACAGTTATACTAATTACACCTAACAAACATTGCAAGGTGACTTCTTCTTC